TTAGACATTATTGACAATATGTTGATTGTGCAGCCACCTAAAGAAGATGAATTGAATGTCACAGAAAATAATACTTCTTCTAACAATGTTCTTGATGTAGATTTTTTAGAGTTTGACGAACTTGATGCAGACTATTTTGCAAAAGACGAGCTTGAATTTACTGAGTTAGATATAAATTATCTTGATGTAAACTTTTTTGAAGATTTGTTAAAAATAATTGATGAATTAGATAAGCTTGAAGAAGATGATTTAAAACAAGAACAACAAATAACAAGAATAACTGGAACATCAGTAGGTCAAGATACAACAACACAAATTATAACTTTGGTACAAGGCGATTTGATTAGTGTGCGTAGAAATGTTGAGCAATCAGTGCAAGTTGATTTAAACTCTAGTCAAGGGTATACAGTTATTTTCATACAAGATGGTGTATCAAATACTATAAAAATAAATGGTGGTGGTGATTCAGTGATAAAAATTAGCCAAGGCTCATGAAAAAAACGCTTATATTCTTAGCACTTATGTTTGGCTTATCATTGCCTATGGTATATCAAACAGTACCTTATCAAACCTTAAAACTTAAAACATTTGATGCTTTAATTCACAAAAAAGAACCAACTGGATTTTTTACAATATTAAACATTACTGAAGAAGATGTTATAGCTGAAGGTGGCTATCCTTTTCCAAGATCAAGACTTGCAGAGATACAAAAAAAACTTTATGGCAATGGTGCTATTGGTGTTGGTTGGGTCATAGCTTTTACTGAAAAAGATCGTTTTGGTGGTGATGGAGATTTTGCTATGTCAATGCGTATGACAGTTCCTACTGTCTTGGCTATGTTTAACAATGAAAGCAATGATTACCCACCAACTACAGGCACTGTTATTTTGGGAGAGAATATACAAGGCATAAAAGCTAATGGTGTCAGACAAAACATACCTATTTTTAGAACATCAGCATCACAAGGCGTAGCTTCTGCACCTACAGAGGTTGACAATTTAGTAAGGCAGATACCCTTGCTTATGCAAACACCTAACGGATGGGTGGCTTCTTTTGGAACTGAGGTTTTAAAATCTTTAGCACAACAAAATAGTTACATAATTAAAGGTTCTGAAATTGGCATAGAAGAAATAGCAGTTAAAGGCATACCACCAACCAAACTAGATAAGTACGGTAGACAATGGATTAGTTGGGTAGATACTCCACAAACCACACTGCAAGAAATGGATGTTAAAGGCAAGTTTGTTTTTGTTGGTGTAACTGCTAAAGGAGTTATGCCACAAATAGCAACACCAGTTGGACTTTTAGAACCACATAAAATACAAGCTGCGCTATCTGAATCAATATTGATTGAAGATAGTTTATATGTACCTAACTGGAATTTAACAGCAGAATTAGTGATTTTTATTGTTTTAGGCTCACTGACATGGCTTGTATTGAACGCTTTGGGTATAACTGGTGGTTTACTATTAGCCATAATATTTCACGTCCTAGTGGCTTTTATAGGTTTTTATCTAATATCTAAAGGTGTGTTGATTGACACTATGTGGTCATTAATTTCAGGTTTTATTATCTCATCTTCTGCTTTTTATTTACGATTTAGAGAACAATACAAATTAAGACAACAAATTAAAAAACAATTTGAACACTATCTAGACCCAAGACAAGTTAAACAATTGCAAAAAAATCCTGATCTTTTAAAACTTGGTGGCGAAAAAAGAACTTGCACATTCCTTTTTACCGATCTCAGAGGTTTCACAGCAATGTCAGAAAAAGTTTCGCCTGAAGAAGTTACTTATATTATGAACAGGGTATTAACAGTACAACAAGAAGCAGTGCAGTCGCATGGTGGCATGGTTGATAAATATATAGGTGATGCAATGATGGCTATATTTAATGCACCACTTGATTTAAAAAATCACAGCATGGTTGCTGTAGATTGTGCTTTAGAAATTATGTATCAAATAAATCTTTTAAACAAAGAATTGAAAAAAGAAGATAAACCGAGTGTTGCTATAGGCATAGGGATTAATAGTGGTGAAGCAATTATAGGAAACATGGGATCAAAAAATAGATTTGATTATACTGCTATCGGTGATGCTGTTAATATTGCAGCTAGGTTAGAAAGTGCAACCAAAGAAAGAGGTGTTGATATTCTTATTGGTGAGCAAACAGAAAGATATTGTGGGTATCATCTAGAACCTCTTGAACCTATAAAAGTAAAAGGCAAAGAAAACTCATTAAAAATATACACATGCAGATAAAAAAATTCTTTAAACCATTAATTAATTATTTATTTCCAAGATATCAAATTAGAGTGTCTTTTAACAAAGAGTATGGCGATTCTGATGATAAAATATACATTGCCAAAAAAGTTATTAAACAAAAAGAAAATCATTTAAAGTTTCGTGATCTAAATAATAAAACTATAGAATACAGAAGTGCAGGTGGTTTAAATTACATAATAGAGGATATGTAATGCAACAATTATTAATAGGAGTGATATTGGTCTTAGGTGGTGCAACTTATTATTTGCATAGTCAAAATCAAATACTACAAGCTAACAACTCAGCATTAGAAAGTGCAGTTGCAACTCAAGAAGAAGCTATTAAAACGATACAAGCTGACTTTGAAATGCAAACTCAACAAATGAATGAGTTGAGTTTAAAAAGCCAAGCAGCACAAAGAGAACTGAATAGATACACACAGTTTATACAGAACTATGAACTAACTGCTAAAATTTTAACTGACCCTATAGAAATGCAGAGGAAAATAAACAATGGTACAAAACATATCATGGAAGACATTGAGAAAATCAGCAACACTGTTGATAGTCTTGATGATGGCTTGCAGTTGCAGTCTACTACCAACTAAAAAAATAGAAGTTTCAGCAAAACCTCTAGAAAGGCAGATAGTACAACCTATTATGCCTAGAGAGATAGACTTGAAACAACCACAATGGATAGCTGTCACACCTGATAATTGGGAAGAACAATTAGCTTTAATTGAGGAGCAAGAAGGTGAGTTGGTGTTCCTTGCAATGACCATTCCTGACTATGAAGTCATGGCATACAATATGCAAGAGATCAAAAGATACATCACAGAACTTAAAGATGTGGTCGTCTATTATAGAAAAGTAACCACAGAAAACCTTTCAAAAGAAGATTAAATCTGATAGCCTTAAATTTTTCATATAGGAGAATAATATGGGAATGATATTTGAGTGGATTGGTATTATCACTACAGTAGTAACATTGGCATCTATTGTGTGTGCTTTAACACCAACACCAAAGGATGATAAATTGTTAGGCAAACTCTACAAATTTGTAGAATTACTTGCTATTAACATTCTAAAAGCTAAACAGTAAAAGCAAAGGTGCAAAAGCACCTATTTAATTTTATGGCAACAATCACACCATTCGTTTATAACGCAATACTTGAAAGAGTCGTGGATGGTGACACTATTGATGTTACTCTTGACTTAGGTTTTTCAGTCCATTTAAAAAATCAACGCTGCAGGTTGGCAGGTATTGATACGCCTGAGTCAAGAACTCGTAACCTAGAAGAAAAAGCACTTGGTCTAAAAGCAAAAGAAAGATTAAAAGAACTTTGTGTAGGCTCATTTAAGATTCAGTCGTTTGGAACAGGTAAGTATGGCAGAATACTAGCAATACCATATACAGAAGATGGTCAAGATATTTGTCAAATGCTTATTGAAGAAGGTCATGCAGTTGAATATCATGGTGGTACTAAAACAGCAAGAGTCCGTGATGACGGAACTTGGGGAGAATAAAATGCATATATCAGATGAAGGTTTATATCTTATAAAAAAATTTGAAGGCTTAGAGTTAGAAGCTTATCAATGTGCTGCAGGTGTTTGGACTATTGGTTATGGTTATATTAAAGGCGTTCAAGAAGGTGATGTATGGTCTGAAGAAAAAGCAGACTATATGTTATTTAGAGAATTAGAAGAAGAATATGAAGGATATGTGAACGATTATGTTCATGTGCCTTTGAATCAATGTCAATTTGATGCTCTGTGTTCGTTTGTTTATAACCTTGGGGGTAATGCATTAAAAAATTCAACCCTGCTCAAGGTGCTTAACTCAGGAGACTATGAGGGTGTTCCTGAACAAATCATGAGATGGAATAAAGCAGGTGGAAAAGTTTTAGCAGGATTGGTTAGAAGAAGGGAATGTGAGTCTTTGCTTTTTCAAGGCATGAGGTGGGAACATATATAATGGCTCTGTCCAAAACCCAAAACAAAAGATTGGGTGCTATCTTATCAGTCATGTTCAAAGAAGATATCCCAAGATATCTTTTATCTGATGTTATTGATGATGGGTATGTAGTTGAAGATGATGATTCTTTTCACCTCACAGATAAAGGCGTTTCAGAAAAAAACAGACTCTGCACACTTGCAGGACTTAATATCAAATATACTAGCGAACAAAAAAAGTAATGTATCTAATGACTTTGTGTCAGAATTGCGAATTAGAGAAGTACAAATGCAAGTGTCCAAATATGACAAACAAAGGCAAATACTGGGAAGAAGAAACCAAAAGATTTTATACTTGGGAAGAACTTAAAGAGTATTACAGGAAAAAATCTAAGAAGTCTGACTAGATTTATCAACCCTAACTTTTCTGCCACTAGCATAAGTCAATTCTCTATAATGACTTGTTTCACTTTTTTGAAAATAATAAATAGTTATTTTTTTATCAAGTTCTTCTCTTAAAAGTTCTTGTTGTCTTTTTTCTTTTGCTTTAATTGCTTTTGGATAAGCCATAGAAATCACCTTTAATTTTATATTTGTAATTAGCTTTAACTGGTGGATTAGTTTTAGTATGCAACATCCAATAAGCACTATCTTTTGCTTCTTTCAAAGATTCAGCTTTTACAGTAAAAGTAGCTTTTTTTGTTTCTTCTATTTCAATTTCATAATATTTCATTTTATTATCCTATTTTTATTCCTTTAATTCTTCTTTTAACAAGCTCAACAAAGCATTGAAACTTTAAAGACCATGAAGAACCATGTGCAACCAAGCTGTCTTTTAACTGACTGTTGTATGCTTCTTTAATAATCATTATCTTTCCCCCATTTGCAGTTAATAATATCTTCAAGTTCGTGTTTAGTATTATCATTTAATATGTAATCAACAATAATCCAAGCCATAACCCATATTGCTACTGGCAATATAAGCCAAAATAAATAATTCATATAAATCCCCTAATTTACTTTGTTTCCCTCTTTATCAATAAGTGTGTACTTAGCTAGTAAATCCTTAAACATGAAACCTGCAAATTCTGCATAGATATCTGCATCTCTTTCAGGCAAATCTAGTTCCTTGATAATTCTATCAATAGAATATTGTTCATCAGATTTGACAGTGTTGTTTTTCACATACTGTTTTAATGCCCTTTTAATTATTACCGTATCTGCTCTAAATAAATTCTTATACATAATTACTCCTATAATTTACCTTTTACCCATAAAACCATTGCTAAAAATATAGCACAAGCACCGTAAAGTGCTAACAGACTTACTATTAGATTTATGAATATTTCCATTAATGTAACACCCTTTCCCTGCATCCGTTCTTCATAAAGTCATAAAGGTCTGCGTAGTCCTCTGCACTAATAAGCTGTCGCACCTCGTGTATTGGCATACTCATTAGATCAGCGTGATACTTGATTGATAACTTAGCTACCTTGCGTTCTAGGGGTGACATATCTTTAAACTCGTCATTGCTCATTTTTATATACCCAACCTTGACTTGTGGTAATCATCACGCATTTCAATACTTTTTAAATGTAGATATTCAATAAGCACTGACTCAGGTGTTTGACCTAAGTGCTTACTAGCAATTCTTGATTTACTTATGTCAGTTAAGACATTGTTATACGACTTAACCAGTTCCCACATATCAATCTCATGAATGTAAGAGT